AGGCGAATACATGGCAAAGTTCTTTGCTGGCGGTTCCGAATTTGCAGAATTCAACAGCCGCATTCGAGCTGCCGCCCCGAACGTGGTTACCACCGATGTGCCGGGCATCTTGCCGATTCCGATTGTCTCGCCCATCTATAATTCGTATGTTCCGAATTATCGCCCGCTTGTCACGGCGATGGGCGTTCGCGCTATGCCGCAGGCTGGCAAAGTGTGGATTCGGCCTAAGGTGGTTACCCACACCACCATTGGTGCGAGCAACGGTGAGAACGTCGCGCTCGACCAGGGCACGTTCGTTGTCGATGACATTCAGGTGACCCGCGCCCTGTACGGCGGCTATGTGAAGCTGTCCGAAGAGAGCATTGACATGACCAGCCCCGAAGTGTTGGGTGCCCTGCTCGATGACATGGCCCGCGTGTACGCAGACCAAACCGATGCGGCGGCGTGCTCGACGTTCGAAAACGCTGTTTCGCAGACCGAAACGCTGACCGACACGACCGACCCTGCCGATTGGGTGTCGTTCATCTACAACAGCGCAGAGCAGATTTTGAGCAACAGCAACGGCAACCTGCCTAACGTGCTCATCATGTCCCCCGCCTATTTCGCGGCGTTGGGTGCGCTGACCGACACCACAGGCCGCCCGCTGTTCCCGAACGTTGGCCCAATGAATGCCATTGGCACCGCCGACGTGTCCACTTTCAGCGGCAACGCTTTTGGTTTGCAGGTGGTCGTAGACCGCAACCTTGTCAAGGCTGGTGGCGACAACCTGTATGTGGGCCGCAGCGACGGTTTCGAATGCTGGGAACAGCAAAAGGGCGCAATTTCGGTTGAGGCAACTGACGGTTCGCTCGCCCGAATCGTGGCGTTTCGCGGCTATTTCTCGAGCGTGATGCTTGACGCAACCAAGTTTGTGGGCCGCGCCTGATAAGCCGCTGACGGCTGAGGGTCTGCATCATGGCAACATTCACGGTGACGCACCACCAAAGAGTGAATGACTATGCCGTGGTGCAGACCCTTGAAACCACAGACATTGGGGTTGGGCAAACCATCACCCTGGCAGGGTTAGGTAACGGCCTAGACGGTGCACAAACCGTGTTTGCTGTGCCCACCTATTTGCTGTTGGGAATCGATGACCAGGGCGACCCGTTCTACGACTACGAGCAGGTCATACTAAACCAGCTCATGTTCGTGGATGCGGGCGCAGACCTGCCGCGCAGCGCAGCTGACCCGTTCGGAACGCTCACCTGGTCACAAACGTGCACCTGGGTGACCAGCGCAGACGTACAAGTGTTTTTAGGTATCTCGAGCGCCACCGCGAACGACACTGCATTTTTGGCCCAGGCTGTTACAGCTGGGAACGAATGGTGTTTCAAGAGGCGGCAACAGGCCGGTTATCACGACAGCCTCGCCACGGTGCCTGACAACGCAGTGAAAATGGGTTGTGTGCTTTATTGTGCGGGGATTTACAGGGAACGTGGCAGCATCGATTCTTTCCAATCGTTCAGCGACATGGGAAGCCCCACACCCACCCTGAATTTGGGCCGCATCCATCAGCTGTTGGGTGTGAAACGTAGTCAGGTGGCATAGGTGTGGCAGGGTCAGGCATTTTCGTGGAATCAACCACTGCGCTTGTCAATGCCATTACCGCGTTGGGGTTGGTGCCGGTACAGGATGCCCGCAACGCACGGCCTCTCACAGTGTTTGTCGAGCCACCCAGCTTTGACGCGTTCAATTACAACATTGGTGACCTTACCTACACCATCAGAGTGTTGGCGGCCCCGCCAGGCAACCAAGACGCAACCGATTACATCCTCACGACCGTGGACACAATCATGAACAGCAGCATTGTGATTACGGCAGGCCGCCCCACCGTGGCGGTTATCGGTTCACAGGAAATACCGGCATACGACCTAACAGTAAGAATGAGCGCAAGACGCGCCTAACACAGAAAGCGAAACATGGCAACCACCACATTTTTGGGTAACGCAACCATCAACCTTACGGTTGGCGCAACTACCACCGATTTGACCGATAATTGTTCAAAGTGCGAGATTTCGCTGACCGCTGAGGCGCAAGAGACCACCGCATTTGGTGGTACGGCCCGCGTTTACACCAGCGGTTTGCAAAACAACGAAGTGACCCTAACGTTGTTCAACAGCTACGGGGCCGGAGAAATCGAAGCCGTTCTTTTCAGTGCGTGGGGCACCACCAGCACCCTGGTTATTTCGCCCAGCGGCACCACTGAGAGCGCCAGCAATCCCGAATACACAATTACGGGTTGCTATCTCGAGAAAATTACCCCCATCAATTCGGCGGTGGGCGAGCTCTCAGTGGTCGAAGCCGTGTTCAAGGGTGGCACCGCGGCCCGCGACATCACCTGACCCAATCAACCCAGCTGACCAAAGGAACCAATGAAGCTGACACTGAAAGTAGACCAGGGCAACGGTGAATACCAGGTTGAAACAAACCTGTTCGTCATTGTGTCATGGGAACGCAAATACAAGCGCAAAGCATCAGAGATTCAATCTGCGGGCATAGGGGTTGAAGATTTGGCGTTCATGGCGTACGAGGCAAGTAAGCAGGCCGGTGTCACCATCCCCGCAATGTTCGATGATTTCATCAAACGGCTGGTGACGCTCGAAGTTGTAGAGGGTGAACCGGCAACCCCTACGCAGGGGGCTACCGAAAGCAGCTAGCAGACGTTCTAGCGGCAACAGGCTGGTGGCCCCCGAACATAGAATTCGATTTAGCAGACTTGGCAACAGTGGTTGAATCGATAAACAGAGATAGGAAAGGGTGAGCAAATGCCGGCGCAAATCAGCGTGGAAATGTACGGGCTGAAAGAAGCATTGCGCGAGCTGCAAAAAACCGACCCTGCCCTGCGCCGCCAAATCACCAAAGACATGAAAGGCGCAGTAGAAAAAGCGCTGTTGCCCGCCATTCGTGACACCATCCCGAGCAGCGCCCCCACACAAGGTTTCGACCACAGCGGGCGCACCGGCTGGCGCAAAGCGAACCAGCCCAACAGTGTGGTTTTCAAGCTCGACACCCGCAAAGCGCGCCGCCGCAACCTGCAGCAGGGCGCACAATGGGAAAGCGTGGGCACCGTGAAAGTGACAACGAAAACCGCTGCCCTGGCTATCAGCGACATGGCAGGCAAAGGCCCGAACCGTACCCGCAACAAAAACCCGATGATGGCCCGCCCTAATTTCGTGGACGTTCTCAACAGCAAGCTGGGCCGCCCCGCGTCACGTTTCATTTGGTTTGCTGGTGAACGGCACATCGACCGCGTGAACCGCGAAATGCAAGAAATCATCAACGAATTTATGAATGCGACGGGTGCACGAATCGTGAGGCGCGGCTAATGGCAATCTCCCTACCTATCGTTTCCGAATGGAACGCAACCGGCCTCAACAAAGCCATAGCCGATTTCAAAAAGCTTGAAACAAACGGTGAAAAAGCGGCGTTCGCTATCAAAAAAGCGGCGTTGCCTGCAGCTGCGGCGCTCGCCGGTTTAGGTGTTGTCGCTGTCGATGCTGTCAAAGCGTTTGCTGAGGATGACGCAGCCGCCCAAAAGCTGGCTACCACGCTCGAGAACGTCACCGGCGCTACCAGCGCCCAAACCAAAAGTGTTGAAGAGTTCATCACCGCCACCAGCATTGCTGCAGCTGTCGCAGATGATGAGCTGCGGCCCGCGCTCGACAGCTTGGTGCGCGGCACCAAAGACATTGGGGAAGCACAAACCCTGTTGGGGTTGGCGCTCGACATTTCAGCGGGCACCGGCAAAGATTTAGCGACGGTTTCTGACGCGCTGTCTAAGGCTTACAACGGCAATTACAAGGCGCTAAAAGCGCTTGACCCGTCGCTGGCGGGCATCATCGCTAAAGGCGGTGACGCAGACATTCTGTTTGGTCAGCTCGCTAAAACGTTTGAGGGGCAAGCGAACAAGCAGGCCACAACCGCCCAGGGCAAATTCAAAAGTTTGAGCATCGCCCTGGGTGAAACCAAAGAGCAGATAGGTGCAGCGCTGCTACCCATCATCGAAAAGCTGCTGCCCAAATTGCAGGCGCTTGGCAATTTCGTGCGTAACAACACGGGGCTGGTAGTCACTTTGGGTGTTGTCATCGGCACCCTGGCTACCGCCATTCTAGCGATAAACGCGGGTATCGGAATTTACAACACGTTGCAGGCGCTTACCGCCGCACTGAATACGGCGCTCACCGCATCATTCAGCGCCCTGTGGGTGGCAACCGGCGC